CGCCCAGGCGGCGCAGGCCCCGCTCGACCCGCCGCGTGTAGGAGCGGACCAGGGCGGCCAGCAGCCCCAGGACCACCACGACCGCGGTCGTGGCCGCGGTGATGACCTCCGGGGCCGTCAGGACCTGGACCACCGGGTGCGGCGCCCCGGTCACTCACCACCACCACTGGCACCGGCGGCCGTGGCCACGGCCGTGTCGGCGGCCCTGGGGTCAGCCAGGGAGGTCAGCACCGACAGGACCACGGCGGTAGCGGTCACGCCGATGGCCTGGGCCCAGTCCACGTCCCAGATGGTCATACCCACCGTGATCAGGGCCACCAGGGTCTGGGCGGCTGTCTTGACGGCGCGCTCGGCCACCCCGGCCCAGAAGGTCTTCTTCGCGTACATGTGTGTATCTCCTACTCAGTAGTTGGGTGGGTCCTGGGGTCAGGGCCTGACGGCCAGGCCCCTGCTGCCGGCCCAGGAGTGGTTGAGGGTGTGCTGGACGGCCTCGATCACGGCCGTGTCGTACCCGCCGGTGACGGGGATCCGGTGCCCAGCCGGGATACCGCAGTTGTTCCACCAGGCCCGGAAGGCGTTCCAGGTGGCGTCGTCGTCCACGCCGGTGACGGGCAGGCGGTCCGCCCCGGTGGCCTCCTTGAGGCGGTAGGCGTCCACCTGCCAGGACAGGGCGTACTGGAGGGCCCGGCACGCCTGCTCCCAGGGGGCGTCCTCGGGCACGCCCATGACCTGGCGGAACCTCGCGGCGGTGCGGGGCCCCCAGACGCCGTCCACGGCCAGGGGCACCCAGCCGGAGGGGGAGCCGGCCAGGGCCTGCCACTCCTCACGGCTGACGTAGACCACGTCCAGGTCCACGCCACGTCCGTACCCCGGCACAGCCCCCTCAGAGGTGTACTGCCAGGCGATGGGCGCGCCCCAGGGGGCCGTGCCGTAGGGGCAGTCCGGGGTGGCCAGGACGGTGGGCGCGCCGGCCGGGTAGCCCGCCACCCACAGCGGGTGCCCGGCCGCCGCCACCGCCGCCCAGTCGTGGGCGTCCACCGCGTAGGAGTACGTGTAGAGGGCCGGGGTCACCCCGGTGGCCTCCCGCACCCTGGTCAGCCAGTCCAGGGCCCAGCCCGTGTCGGCCAGGCCGTCGGGGTCCTCCCAGTCCAGGATCAGGACCGCACGGCCCACGTAGGGGCCCACGGCGTCGAGGAAGGTCCGCGCCTCCTCCTCCACGCTGTTAGCAGAATTCCAGGTGAAGTGGTACAGGCCGAGCAACTTTCCGGCGGCCAGGGCGGCGTCGGCCCGGGCCTGGAAACCCGGATCCGTGTAGCCACTGCCCTCGCTCGCCTTGACGATCACCACGTCACAGGGCACGCCGGCCACGTCCAGGCCGTCCTGGTGGGACGACACGTCGATCCCGGTCAGCCTCCCCTGCGTAGGGGCCGGCCACTCCTCACGGGCGGTAGGCGGCGCCGGCGTGGCCCCGGCCGCACCGGTGTACCGCAGGCAGGTGGACCACGTCGCACTGGTGGTGCGGGGGTGGTCGGAGTAGCGGATCAGGCGGGTCTCCCCGCCGGTGTCATCGCCGGTGGACCCGTCGTCACCTGTCGAGCCGTCGATGTCACCAGCGGCGTCGATCCACGCCTCGGCCAGGAGCGGGTCGTCCGGGTCGAAACCGCCGTCGAGGTCGCGGACGACCATGGCGACGTGACCGGGATCCACCAGCAGCAGGTCACCCACGGCCAGGCCGCCGTCAGGCACGGACCCGGTCCAGCTGTCCCCGATATCCGTGAAACCGCGAGCCAGGGCGTAGTCGCGCAGGTTCCCGGTGTACGTGTCCCGCGGGAACAGCTCGGGCCGCTCGCCCTCGGACAGGCACTCGTGGAAGCCGATATTGTATGCCCCCGCGACGCCGGCGGAGCAGTCCATCTCCCCGGGGCCACGCAGCCACCCGGCCCAGTCACTGGCGTCGTACGCCGACCACCGCCTGGGCTGGGAGTACCCCACACCACCGTAGGCGTCTGTCGCGCACCAGTACCGCATCTCACTGGCCGCGTACTCAGCCACAGCACTAGTCATCAGCTGTCATTTCCTCTCAGGCACGTAGGAGCCCCCGGCCGGACGACACGGGGGCACGAATAGGATTTAGTTCTTGGTCCAGCCGGCCGGGTAGTTCACGGGTCCCGAGGTAAAGGGGTTCAGCCACGTCTTGGACGTGTTCCGCCAGGTGGTGCCGCCGACGACGACACGCTCACCCGGGCCGATGACCGCGCCCTCAGCCAGGGACTTGACATCCTTGGCCTCGGGGGAGGCCTGCGCCTCGTACTCCTCGGCGATAGCCAGCGCCCGCATCCGGGCGGACTCACGCACGCTGCGGGCGGATCGCTCCGCGGCGACGGCCTCGTAGAGTGCGTCCAGGTCAGTGTCGGACAGCGTGCGCAGGTCGGGAAGCCCCAGGACCATAATTAATTACCTTCCCCTTTTGCTACTGTTCAGGCCATGCTGATCGGCCAGGTCATGATCGTCATCCGCGTCCAGTCATCCGACGACAACTGAAATTTCGCAAACTTATTATTAGCCTGGGTGGCATCCAGAACAGACTTGAACCACATCGTGATATCGGGCTTCTCACCCGCCCGGATAATGCCGGACGCCGTGACGGACGTATTGTCGTCGTCCTGCCCGTTGACGTGCGCCTTGTACGTGGTGGACCTGTCGGTGATCCTGGTGTAGATCTCCAAGTCAAGGCTACCGTTGATGATTCGGCACCACGCCGTCCCCGTGCACAGGTACATACGATCATACGGCGCCGTGGGGACCACGGCCTCTACCAGGGCCTTCCACCGCCCGATCTCCAGCTCCCAGGTCCCCTGGATAGCGGGCCCGGCCTGATTGGTGTACACCGTGGCCTCATTCATGACCTGGAGGACGTACACGCCACGATCATTCTTGACACCGGTAGCCCGGTAGAAAATACCGTTCATGTCGAAGTAGAACGGGTGCGCGGGCGTGGCCGGCACATTGTCGGCCTCGGCCCTGGCCAGGATCGTACGGGCCGCCGCCACCGACGCCACAGGCACCACTATCCCCGCCGCATCGAAACTCTTCTCGTAGCTGGCCAGCAGGTCGTCCCCGGAGTCGGGGACCGGAACACCCCTCAAAGAATTATGCACGATATTCCTTATCCCCCTAGTCCTGGGCCACGAGCGTGACCGTCATACTGCTGCCCGCCCTACCGTTAGGCCGCCACACGCCGGTGTTCTGCCACCAGGCCGGGCACACCCCCTCACCGGCGTCCAGGTGCACCACACCCGACGCGGTGGGCTGGGTGAGGATCCCCGACGCCAGCTGCCTGGTGTCCACCGGGTCATGGACGTCGTCCACGCTGGCACGCCCCGACCGCCAGATCCCCGACGCCACCAACCAGTTCGGCTCGGCCGGCGCGTAGGCCCAGGAGGTCATGACGTCTACCCGGTACCAGCCGGAGATCGGGACGCACACGTAGTAGGACGACTTGTAGACACCGTTCCGGAGGATCTCGGAGGAGGTCTCACGGCAGTCCAGGTACCCGTAGGACCCCGACGGCTTGTCACCCCCCGAGGACGGCCCCCACCTCAGGGACGCGACCGGCGGGGCCGCCAGGGTCCGCCACCCCACGGCCCCCAGCCTCGTCCCGGCCTGCCCGCGCATCTCCACGCCGGCCGAGGACAGGGACACCACGACGTCGTCGCCGTCCGTGATGTCGATACGGGCGGTGCCCGCCGCATCCCGGTAGATCCGCAGCCCCGACCTCCGGGGCGTGACGTGCTCGACCCGCAGGTTGGAGATCCGCAGGGTGTCACCCACCTGGGCGCCCGCCCCGAGGAGGACCTGGGCGTTCACGAGCTGCGTGTCGTCCAGGTACTCTCCCTCGGGCAGGGTCACGGTCAGGGTGACCGGCTCACCGGACCGGACCGGGCTCTTGTCCTGGTGCCACATGCGGGTCTGGGACAGGACGTGCAGCCTCACGTCGCTCGTGCCGGCCGCGGTGGTGACGGTGACGGTGGCGGACACCCTGACCGTCCCGCCCTGGGGGCGCGTGCCCGCGGAGAAGAGGGCGGCCGCCCAGGTGGAGGAGGCCGACATGGTGGATGGCCTGGTGAGGGTCAGGGTGACGCCGTCGGCGTCCACCGCGGCGGTGGCGGTGACGGTGCCGTCCTCCTTCCGGTCCGACCGCTGGATCTGGATGCTCCGCACCCCGGCCCAGGCACCCGTCTCGGTGGATCTCGTGCTCTCGTCGGACAGGGCCAGCTCGCCGCCGCGCAGCCGGTTCCCCACGAGGTCGCCGACGACGGCGGTACCCGTGATGGTCGCGCCGCCGGCGGTCAGCATCTCGGTGGTGACCGACCCGAACGCGGCGAGGCGCGCCCACAGCTCCTTGGAGGCGTAGATCTTGGGTGCGGTGACGGCGCCGTCGGCCAGGGACACGTCACCCACCGACCCGGGCACCAGCACACTGCTGGCGACCAGGGGGCGGGGCAGCCACCAGCTACCGTCCCACACGCTGGCCGCGATCACGGCCCCGTCGTCCCGCGTGGCGTACCAGATCTGCCCTCTGACGGGCTTCTCCGGGGCCGTAGGCCCCACGTGCGGGGGCCGGTTGGCCTCACCCACCGCCAGGGCCCTAGCAGCCTCACGGGACGCCTCAGCCGCCGCCTCAGCCGCCCGAGCAGCACGCTGCCCCACGGCCTCCGCCTCCCTGAGGGCCTGGGCGCCCCTGGTCATAGCCTGCTGGACCAGGGCCCCGGCCGCCCCCGTCGCCCTGGTCTCCCTGTCAGGATCCAGGACGGTAGGAGAGGCGATCTGGAGCACCCTCCCACTGGCGTCCAGCAGCACCCGCACCAGGGCACCGACCTGGGTGACCAGCCCGTCCGTGGGCCCGGTAGCCCGCGTCTCGGGGCGGTCCGCGGGCACCTCGACCTCCACCCAACCGCCGCCCAGGACCTCGGTCACCCGGCCAGTCACCCACGACGGCCGCCGGCCCGGCCCCGGCACGCCAGCAGCCTGCTGGCCGCGGTCACGGCCGGGCCGCCCGTCTATCCACAGGCTCCGCCTCCTCGGATCCACTATCTACCCCCCGTGTCTTTCACCACTCCAGCAGGTCCAGGTCGATCCGCATGGTCGCCCCTACGTCCGACAGGGGCAGGGAGTAGGACCGCACCCGCCCGGCCAGCACCACTCCGTCGGCGTCCAGGACGCCGACGACGTCACCGGCCTCCACCCGCGCATCAGGCACGACGTCGATACTCGCCGTGGTCAGGGACACCAGGTCCTCACGGCGCATCTCGGCCAGGGCCGCCTCCACGTCCCCCACCGTCTTGGCCCCGGAGACCTCCCGGAGGCGGGTCTGCCACCCGTACCCGGCCGGGTCCAGGGGCGCACCAGTCTCCTCCGAGGTACGGATGACCTGCACGTCGTCGACCATCGCCGTCGCCACCCACCGGTTCGGGCGGCGCTCCAGGTCCCGCCGCTCGCGGACCAGGTCCACCAGGGACCCGTCGTCCCGGCGGACCAGCAGGTCCGGGCAGGAGGCGTCCCGCAGCCGGTAGACGTGCAGGACGCCGTCCGCCCCGACCCTCATCCCGCACCCGTGGGCGGCAGCCAGGGAGGCCATCGCCTCGGTCCGCGACGTCCCCCACTGCGACGTCCGCGGCACGGCCGCGTCGGCCACGCCCGCGTCCAGGGCCACCGGCAGGGGCCCGGCCAGCCGCTGCATCTCGCTGCGCAGCGTGGCCCCCTCCGGCGGGGACGACGGCCACGCCATAGGATCCCCGTCAGGCAGGCGCATCAGGTCCTGCGCACTGACAGTGACACCACCCGAGTCGGGCTTGAAAGCGGTGTGGACGTACTCCCCCAGCGGGGTCTCCTCCCGGGTCCCGTCAGGCAGCTCGTAGACCACGTGCACCACGGACCGCTGCCCGTAATGGTGCAGGGCGTCCAGGGGCAGCACCGGCTCCCACGAGGTAGGGGCCGTGTAGGTCAGCAGGCCCGGTACCGTGCGGTCACCCGCCCACTCCAGCCTGGCGTCCGTCACGGGGACGTCTACCGCGAGGACACGGCCGGCACGGTGGACGTCCACGCGCACCCCCACGGCCAGGGCGCCGCGCAGGCGCGCCGTCACGGGCCCCGGCCTCACGCCGGCATCCCCGCGACCAGGGAGCACAGCTCCGCGTAGGAGCGTGCCCGCCACGCCCCATCGACGGCGTCCCACTCACCCCACGTGACCACACCCGCCCCGCGGGTGCCGTCAGGCGAGGCCAGCATGGGGGAGTCCAGGGGCACCTCGGTCCACTCCACCGTGTACTCCAGGATGCCTTCCCCGCCTAAGCGCTTGGTAGCGACCTTGTCGATCGTGACCACGCGGGGCGGTAGCCCCGGCGTGGGCTCCCCGGGCACCACGAGCAGGGGCTCACGGCGTCGTAGGAGGGCCCACACCTCCTGCCACCGGGCCGGGTCGAGCAGGACCAGCAGGCCGGCCCCGGTCACCGGCTCCTCGGTCAGGGGCCACCTGGCCACCAGCGGACTAAAACGTTTCACCCCGCTGCTCCAGCTGCGAGGGTCCCCGTTGCTCTCCCAGGCCAGGTCCGGGACCACCCGCCCGTCCAGGCGCGAGACCATCGCCCGCCACCACTCCACCCTGGGCCGCTCCAGCACCACGGTCTCACCGGTGCCCCTGACCGTGTAGGTCACGGGCACGCCCGGCAGGGCCAGCGGGTCGGACACCATCTGCACCGCCCCCGTGCACCGGACGGTCACAGCCACCCACGCCCGCCCCGAGGCGTCCACCGCGTCGATAATGAAGCGGTCCCCCTCACGCCCCTGAAAGGCGAAGGACGGCAGGCCAGTGTGCGTCGCGACCCACGACCTCACCACGACCCCCTCACCACGGTCACAGGCCGAGGGCCTGGGCCTCCAGGATCCGCCCGTCAGCCTCTACCCGCATACGACCCACGAGCTCGTCGTCCACGTCACGGACCACGAGCTCACGGCCCCGCCCGCTCTCCAGCAGCTCGACGAGCCGATTGATACCACCCCACTGGCCGGCGGAGAACACCGGCTCGGGCTTGTTGGACTTGTTGTCCACGACGGTGGTACCCGGCTGGAGCCACCCACCGTCGTCATAGGTCAGCCGCCCCACTGTCGGACTCCCCCAGATAGGCACCTCACGCGCCGAGGCCCCCTCATGAGGCTCCTCTATCATCATCCCACCACCGGAGTACCACGCGATATGGTGCGCAGGATTACCCCACAGCAGGATATCACCAGGGACCTTCGCGTCCCACGCCACGGGGGCGGCCACGGCCTGGTACCCCGCCGCCGTCAACCTCGGCGCGGGGTGACCGGTCTTGTTCAGCGAGTAGTAGATCAGGCCCGAGCAGTCCAGACCCGGCGGGATACTCGACCCACCCCACACGTACGGCGTACCCAGGAGGGTACGCGAGTAGTCCACCGCGTCCGACCCGGTCATCCCCTTCGTCTCGTCCGTGAAGAAATTCCCAAAAGCATCCATCAACACGCCAGGCACGGACTTGAGGATATCAGCCCAGGTACCGGTCACACCGATACCCCCCAGCAGCTCGTCCACGGGCTCACGGATAAGATGCGTGACAGCGCCAACAGGATCAGAGATAATGTCCGCGGCCGTCGCCGCGAAATTCTTCACCGCGTCCCACGCCGACGACAATCCACTGGTAATACGGTCCCAGATACCACCCTCAGCAAAGGCCCAGCCACGGCCCACGTCACCCCGACCCGACAGGCCCCGCCCGTGCGTACGCCGCGCCGCGGCATTCATCGCCGCCACAGCACGCGGCCCACCCACCGCACGAGTCCACTCAGGCACCATGATCGCCTCACCACCCGACAGGGCCAGACGACCACCACCATCACGCGACACGAAATGATACACATCACGACCCGGCGTATACCCAGGCAGCACGCCACCAGACGCATACCCCTCAATAGGTGAGATAGCAGGCAGGCGCGTGCCTAGGCCGACGGTCTCAGCCACCTTGTCGAACAACCATTTTATACCGTTCGTGTACACAGTATTAATGAGGAAGTTCACAGGCTTCGCGGCCGCGCCCTTGATCGCGTCCCACGCCGTGGTAATGACGTCCTTCGCCGTGGAAAATGCTGACCCGACCTTATCCATCGCCGTAGCTATAGCAGGCTGAACGGTGCCCGTAATAAAGGATTTGACCCCCTCGATCTTGTCGCTGATCCACGACCACACAGGATTCACGACGCTCTCCCACAGCCAGGTGAAGACTGCGCCGACGGCCTCGATAGCGACCTTGACGATGGACGAGAAGAGATTGAATGCGGGGACCGCCACGGCTGCCACAACATTTATTACGACGCCCAGCACCGAGATCACCGTACCCAGTACAGCCGTAAGAGTTGGTAGGACTGCGCTGAATATGTTTGTTAGCACCCCGATGATCGTCCCGAGCACCTGCCCCAGGACAGGAAGGATCTGCTGGATGATTGGTACGACAGCCGCAATCACCTGCTGAATCGGCGGAATTAGTGACTGTACCGCTTGGAGGATGAGCGGCATCAGCTGCTCAGCCAGCTGCGCCAGGATCGGGGCGAGGATCTGGATCGCCTGCACCACGACACCAGCCACCACCTCCACGATCGAGGTGACCACCGGCGCCAGCGAGATCAGGATGTCCGACAGCACAGGCAGTACCGCATCCACGATCCGCACCAGGGCCGGCATGATCGCGGCGATAGCGGCTGTCAGCGCCCCACCCAGGATCTCCACCACCTGCTGGACCGAGGGCATGAGCCCCTGGATGGTCTGCGCCAGCACGGGGAACACAGTGTTTGCGATAGTCACCAGACCAGGCATGAGGGTGGAGAGGGCTACCGCGAGCTGGTCGCCGAGAGTGCCCGCGATAGTCGCGAACGCGCTTGAGACCTGGGCGATAACGGGTTCGAGTGCCAGGAATACGGTCTTCAGCGACCCAAACGCGGAGTTCACCGCCTCGTGCAGGGTGTCAGACTGCTGCCACATCGAGGTGAAAAGCCCGATCACGATCCCGACCGGCCCGGTGATCCCACCGAACAGACCGCCGATCACAGGCAGCTGCGTGGCCAGGCCCCCCAGGGCCCCAGCCAGCCCGCCAATCACAGGCAGCAGGCCGGTCAGAGGGCCGAACGAGCTCTCCAGCCCCTCCCCGCCGTCGCCCTTGATCGCAGTGACAGAGTCCGCTATCTTCTGCCCGAGCCCGGTGATCCCCGAGGTGAGCGAGTTGATCTTCGCGGCGATCTCGTCCACGCCGATAGCCGTGATGACCTTCTCCATAGCGGCCTTGACACGGTTACCAGCATTAGTGAAAGCAGTTCCGATACCACCAGTCGCGGTCTTCGCCTGCTCCGCAAATGAGGCCATTCCATTAAGGCCTTCACCATTGAGCGAGATCAGGGCCGCATTAAAATCGTTGAAGGAGACATTTCCCTTCTTCATGGCGTCATAGAGGTCATTGGTAGACGCCCCGGCACCCAGGATGGACTTGGCCACCATGTCCATCTGCCCGGGCATGGCCGACGTCAGGGACCGCCACGCCGCCATGTCCACGGCACCAGCAGAGAGCATCTGCCGGTACTGCTCCATGGCGTTCTCAGCCAGGTTGCTGGACGCCCCACCAGCCAGGAGCGCGTTGTTCAGCGCCAGCGCCACGTCTGTCGCGCTCGTCAGGTCCCCCGTGATCGGGGCGAGTCCCTGAGCCGTCTGCGCCAGCGCCTGCGTGGACGTCGGCAGCCCGTCCAGCGCCGCCGCGATCCGCTTGATCTGCCCGGCCGCCTCCTCGCTGGAGAAGCCGATGTTTCCCATCACCTTGGGGAAATTGTTGAGCAGGTCAGCGCGCTGGACCGCCCCGCCCAGGTTGGAGGCGATGGTCGCCCCTAGGCCCGCGACGGCGACACCAGCGAGACCGACCCCGGCCTTTACCGTGTCCGACAGGGCGCCACCGATACGCGAGCCGACAGAGGCGGCCACGTCGATGGCCGTCGCAGCCCCCTTGGACAGAGCGGACCCCATGAGACCGCCGACGCCCGACAGGGCACCACCGACCTTCGAGGCCACGGCCGACCCCAGGGACACCAGACGCGGGGTGACGGTCTGCACCATGCCGCCCAGGACAGAGGCGGCCTGCCCCCCAGCCGTCCCGATCGTGCGCCCCATGTCCACGAAAGTTCGGCCGACGACTGAGGCTGCGCTCTTGATCGGCGCCGGAACACGCTCGCCGACCGCCTGGAATGCTCTGGCGGCGACATTGCTCGCGTCGATCGCCTTGGAACCCACCCACGTGTACGCAGTCTCGAAACCGGACTTGACCACGGCGCCGGCGTCGATCGCCTTGGAACCGATCCACGTGTACGCGGTCCCGAGACTGGACTTGATCCGGTCCGAGGCGTTCATGGCGGTCACCCCGACCGCCGTCGTCATCGTCTGGAAAGACGAGACGATCCTGGCAGCCCCGTCCTTCACGAACTGTGGCGTCAGGGTCACGAGGGCATTCTTCATGGACCGGGCGATATCACCGGCCGTGGTGCCCGCGATACGCCCCAGGTCAGCCAGGGCGGACCCGACAGGCCTCACGATCCCGGAGACCGCCTGCACGGTGCTGGAGACCGCGCTGGCAGCCTTCTGGGAGGCCGAGGTGACAGCGTCGATGATGCCCTTGGCCATGGCCGGGGACGACTTGAGCGCCCCCGTGATGCCCTGGACGACCCGTTCACCCAGGGACGCGGCAGCCTTGGAGACCGGGCTGCCGGACGAGCCGCCGAGCGCACGTGCGATAGCGTCTTCAACACCTTTCAGGGAGGGGATGATCTGCACGTACGCAGTCGCTAGCTCGACGCTCTCAGCCACGGCCGGCCTCCCTTATCGTGTTGTGCTTCCTCCGGCCGTCCTAGCCTTGTGCCGGGACAGTCTCGCGACGAGACGCGCCTCCTGCTCGGCCGCCTTGACCCGCCACCCCACCGGGGGCGGTTCCGGCCTCTGCGGTAGCTGCTTACCTCCATTGACGGAGATAAGCGTTGATTCCAGCCGATATCCTGCTTCCTTGACGGCGGCTACCTCATCAGACCAGGACGCTGGCCCGCCACGGGCACGATGGAACGCTGACCCAGGAGGGAGCCCACTGATGAGGGCCATCACCCTCCGCGGAGTTATCCGCCCCTTGTAGAGGCCGAGTAGGTCCACGCCGTAGTAGCGCTGGAGGTCGGCCTCGATGACCTCCCCGTACTCAGCCAGGAGCACGGGGAGGTACATTACTTTCCCAGACCCACGGCCCTCATGATCTCACGGACAGCCTCGTCCAGAGCCTCCAGGGGAATGCGCCCCTTCTCGTCGGCCAGGGTCTCCAGGACACGCATTCGTATCGTGTCATCAGGAATGATGGCGCGCATCATAGGCACGGGGTTACCTGCGCTACCGGCCTCGATAATGCGGTAGTCGTTGAGGTCCGCAGGGTCGATCACCCAGGTGATCCCCTTGTAGGTGACCTCACGGACCGCTCCCAGGGCCTCAGCCTTCTGCGCACGGTCCTGGGGGACTTTGGCTCCTGTCTCAGCGGCGCGGACGACGGCCTGGGGGCGCCTGCCCCGGTTTCTCCTGCTCATGATGATCCTCCTAGGTGGTCGTGGTCCTGCTCAGCTGGTGTCCCCGGGCCCCGACGAGAGAGGACCAGACCTCGCCGGGGCCCGGGCGTCTCATTTAGGACGGCATGAAAGCCGGGTCGTCGGTGATGAAGATAATGTCGGCCACGAAGGTCCCGTTCACGGCGTAGGCGGTGTCCTCGGTCGCAGAGAGCTTGAGCTCGTTGCGCTCACCGATCTCGAACCTGGAGCACGCCCACAGGTAGGTGTGCCCGTTGGCGTAGACACGGACCACGATGGCGTAGGCGTCCACCTTGCGGGCGTTGGACAGGACGTGCGTGGAGAACTTTCCCCCCGCGTCCTTCGTGGAGGACTTGATCTGCCACTGGAGGCCGAGGGTCTGGAGATTGGACTGGAGCGCGATGAAACTGAGATCCGTGTCCGAGTCCGTCATGATCTTCTTGTAGACCCGGTTGCCCTGGTGACCCTTGCGCTTGTCCACGCTGTCGGATGGCTTGATCGTCAAACCGTCACTGTTCAGGAGACCGACCTCCTGGAACTTTGGATCCAGGGGGCTCGTCAGGTCCGTGGGCAGGGCGGTACCGATAGGAGCGAGCGACACGTCGTCGTCGTCGCTCCCGAACTGGAGTACCTGCCCGATATTGATCTTCGCGTACGTCATTATTCTGTGGCCTCCTCAGACCCCTCGTCCTCTGCCTTGTCCTCGTGACGGCAGGCGCCACCCGCAGGAGCGGGGACCGCCTGCCCGAGATGAAGGAGCCGGGCTACCTCGCCCGGCTCCACGACGTCCACGACGTCACCGACACCTACCGGCTCCCCACCCACCTGGGCAGGGGCCGTGACCCTCATCCTCACGGACCCTCCTTGACGACCTGGTGCTTGACGACCTGGTGCTTGACCTGGATACTCATCCGGTACCTGTACCCGCCCGACGACGGCAGCGGCTGGTACGAGGGCCCGGACACCGCCACACGGCGGACGACACGGACACCACCTATGACAGGCGGCATCCGGCGTACGAGGTGGTCCCACAGGACGTGCGCCAGCTCTGACGCCCCGCCCTTGGTCGCGGCCCACGCCTCGAGCGTCACCATGGGGAAGTCGGTGGCCACACCACCCACGCCCCCAGTACGTTCCACCAGGACCCACGAGTCAGGACGGGGACTGGGCGCCTGCCCCACGACAGGCACCCCGACCACACCACCCAGGTGCCCGGTGAGGGCCTCCACGATGTCAGCGACCACGCGCCCCTCACCTCCCCGCACCGAGCGCGACCAGCAGGACATTGCCCTCGGCCTGGGCCCTGCGCCCGGTCTCGTCGTCGGTGCGGACCTGCACGCCGTAGCGCTCACGCCGCTGGGGCCGCTCACGCACGGTGAAACCGGCCCCGGCCGCGGCCGCGATACGCGCGGCACGGGCGTTGAGCTCCTTCTGCACGGCGGCCGACGTCAGGAGCCGGCGCGCACCACTGCTACTGACCCTCACCCTCACGGTGGCACCCACCTACTGGTCCCCCTCCCACCTCTTGCACAGGACCTCGACGTTCGACGCACCCCCGAGCGGGGACTCCTGGACGCCGGGCTCCCCGACGATCTCCCAGTCACGGCCCCCGTCAGGGAACCGCAGCCGGCACCGCGCACTGACACGGGTACCAGGCTCCAGGAGCACGGTGCGGGCCCCGGCGGCGACGTCCCGCCCGGCCACGGTCTCGACCCCGGACAGGGAGTACCAGACACAGGTGACGGTCTCCTCCTCCACCTGCGTCCAGTCCTCGACCACACCACCCCACTGGGCCCTCTCACCAGGGGTCAGGATCGTCACCCGCTGTGACGCGAAGGACGGCAGCACGATTCCCCCTCTCAGGCCCAGTTCTGGAGCGTGTAGGGGGCCAGCAGCACCCGGTCCTCCGCACTCAGCGCCAGGCCGGTACGCGCCCAGGAGACGGCCACCTGCCCCGCCTGCTCCCGAGTGGCCCCCATAGGGCTGGCGGCAGCCCCCAGGACCGCCTGGACCACCACGGCCACCACGGCCGGCGCGGACGGCCACCCGTGCGTCAGGGTGACCTCCACGCACCGGAACCGCTCCGGGAAGCAGCCGGAGCGCAGCGAGACCATCCCGGCCGCCGACCAGTCGAACTCGACGTCGGCGCCGTCCACCCTGACCGCCTCCACACCGGTGACGTGCCCGCTGGGCAGCTGCATCACGCTGCCCCCGGTCCCGTCCAGGACCAGGGTCTGCCGTACCACAGGGGCGACGTGCCACCCGCAGGCCAGGCGCACCCCGTCCGACGCCCCGGCGACCAGGGCCGGCAGTCGGGGGTCAGCCGGGGAGACCTTCCCCATGGAGGCGGCCGCCACGTCAGCGGCCGTCACGAGCTCAGGCAGGCCGCCCACGACCCCCACCCCGGCTCTTGGTGGCGGCACGCCGCCACTTGTTCTCAGGGCACGGGGCGGCCTTCTCCTCACCCCCACCGTCCGGGGCCTCCGCACCCCCACCGTCCTCCTCGGCGGCCTCCGGCCCGGGGGAGAGCAGGCCCAGGGCCCGCGCGTCCTCCACCCGGTAGCGCACGCCGCCGACGGCCACCATCCCGCCCACCATCAGGCGGTCTTGACCAGGGCGAGACGGTTTGGCCGCCAGATGACGACGCCGCCGCGCAGCTCGGCGCGCACGTACACCATGTTGCGCTGCGCGTAGTCCTTGTGCTGATTGAAAGCGACGACGGACAGGCCCTCGTGGTCCAGCAGCTGCACCTGCTTGAAGTCACCGATCAGCGCCTGCCCCTTGGTGATCTTCTCACTGCCGACGACCGGGACGGCCCACAGGGTGCCCGGCCCGGTCCCGAAGGGCCCCTGCCCGTAGAACCGCTTCTGGGCGTCCTGGAGCAGGTCGATCTCCTCGACGTCCTCGGGGTTGAGCAGGACCGCGGTGCTCACGCCGCCGACGCGCGCGATCCGGGTCTTGGCGCGGCGCACGGCCTTGATGATGTCCATGACGCCCTCGGAGGCGGTGTAGGTCAGCTCCTGCACGCCGGTGGTCCTCAGAATGCCCCGGGGCTCCTGGGCGCCGCTGCCGTTGAGGATCTTGTCCTCGATCACGGAGTCCAGGTTGTAGGACAGGGAGGTCTGCATGTAGGACGCGAACGCAGGGGCGTCGGACAGCAGCTGGTTGGTCACGGTGAAGCCGTCGGCGAACGTGTAGGAGCGGCAGTCCGCCACGGCCGTGGTCATGTCCGAGGTCGGCTTCAGGCCGTCGGCCTCACCAGTGGCCTCGGCCACGATCGCGGCGTTGCTGGACACGCCGGTGATCTGCACGTACTCGAACGGGCCGCCCATCCGCCCCCGGCCGATGACGTCCAGGAGGGTCAGGGGCCGGCGGTCCACCATGTCCACGGTGGGGTACCGCTCGGCCTGGACGTGGGCGATGGGCGTGCCCAGGAGGCTGCCGGGGGCCTTACGGTTGACCATGAAGTCGTCCAGGTCACCGATCCTGGTCTTGGGCATGGCCAGCGGGGACCCGTTGCCCAGCCCGGCCGGGTTGGCCTTCTGGAACGCCTTGTAGGGGGCGGAGCGGACGTACCGCTCACCCAGGGTCACGGCACTGCCCGCACCGGCCCCGTCCGCGTCCCCGTCCTCGGCGTCCCCCTTCTCCAGGGCACCCGCCCTGGACAGTCCGGCCAGGGCCTCGGACAGGCCGTTCTGGGCGGCGATCTTGGCGTCCAGGGCGTTGACCTTCTCGATGGCGGCCTTGACGGCCTCGATCTGGGCGTCGGTGACCTCCGTCCCGGCACCGTTCATGATGTTCTGCGCGTCCATGGCCGCCTTGTAGGCTGCCTGACGCGCCCTCATGAGGGCACTCACTGTGCGTCCTCCTTCTCCGTCCGCCCCGCCAGGGCGGCGATCTGACAGTTCAGTCGCGCGACGGCCTCCGCCTTACCGCCCTCCTGGGCGGCCTCGGCGTTACCCCCGCCTTCCCCCTCCTCGGGGTCGTCCTCGTGGTCCGCGATCCACTCGTCCGCGATCTCGCGCAGGGCCGCGACCTGCTCGGCCGTGAAATCACCGCCGTCGCCGTCGTCCTTGACGGCCCGCCGGGACTTCACGTCCTCGATACTCGTGTCCTGGTTGGCCCCCAGGGGCACCACGGACACCTCGTAGAGGCTGACCCGGCGCAGCTCCCTGGCCTTCACCCCGTCCTCGACCTCGACCGTGGCGTCCTCCAGGACGTCGAACGCGAAGCTCATCTGCGCGACCGCCCCGGTCTTCAGGAGCCGGTGGACCTGCGCCCCCGTAGGGTTGTCCAGGTCCAGGGCGACCCGCACCAGCAGCCCGTGGTCGTCCTCCACGGCCTCCTTGACGGTGCCGATGAACATCGTCGGGTCGTCCATCCGGTGCCCCCACAGGGCGGGGATAGGCCGCCCCGTGGCCTCCCACGCCGCCAGGGTGTCCGCGAACGCCCCGCGCCTCACGACGTCGCCGTAGGAGTCGGGCGTGCGCGTCCACGTGGACGCGTACCCCGTGAACTCCCCCGGGGCCCGGGTATCGGCCTTGAGGGACGCGACCTTGTACTCCACCCTCACGACAGGACCTCCTCCGCGCCTCTCAGGCGCCCCAGTAGATACTCACCGAGCACGTGCACCCGGCTACCTCGTCGGCGCCGCCGACGGGGTCCCCGGGCCACTGCATCCCGTTGCTGAAGGGCTCGTGGGCGGGCGCGACCGCGCCGCTCATCGCCTGGTGCGACGGGCGGGGGTTCCTGGCGTAGGTGACCCACTCCTTGACGCACCGCCCGGGGGCCGCCTGCCTGGCGGCCTCGACGGCGGCGAAACCGGCCATGGCTGCCGCCAGGGCGTGCCCGGCCGCACCGGAGCGCTGCTCCCGGGCGATCGTGAATACCTGCCCCGGATCCCCGCCCGTCAGGGCCTGCTCGACCTGCCTGCGGGTGGTCTCGTTGACCCACCTGGCGCGGGCCGCGGTCACGGCCTTGAGGTAGGCCAGGACCCGCCTCTGGTCCCACGCCTGGTCAGGGTCGAAGCCGAGGGCGCGCACGGCGTCGCGCCCCATCTGCTCCACGCACTCACAGGCCAGGGCGTACAGGTCGGCCCCGAGCTCACGGTCCCACCGCCTCTGGTCCCACCAGTCGGCCTTGGGGCCGACCGCGGACAGCACGGACCTGGACTGCCTGGCGAAGAACTTGCGCAGCACCTCACCGGCCTTCTCCCCCCACGTGCCGGCCAGGTCGGCCGCCTTGACCAGGGGCCCGCCCGCGGCCTTCACGGGGAGCGTCTTGGGCTCCTCGTTCTGGGTCCCGGAGTCCGTGGGGGACGCCTGCCCGCCGATCAGGACGTTCAGCGGCGTCACCAGCCCCTCACCCTCCTCCAGGGCAGGCAGGTTCGCGCGGGCACGGACCTCGTTGGTGGTCATCCACGGGCGGCCGCTGGCCGTCTGGTACGCCTGCGCCTGAGCCTCGAAGGAGCCGCGCAGCTTCGCGTCCAGGTGCGCCTCGACGTAGATACCCGAGGACGGCTCCAGGCGCTCCACCAGCGGGGCGACGGCCTGCTCCCACGCCGTGATGTAGGGACCCAGGTTGTCCCGGTAGAGGGACTGCCGGAGCGCTTCCACGTTGGAGTAGTTCCCCGCCCGGATACCGAGGATCTCGGGGGCCACGTGGTAGGCGGTGGCCACCTCCTCGTCCGTCAGCCGCCGCGCCTCCAGGTCGGACAGGTCAGCCGGCTGCCACTGCCGGTCGTGCCACTGCATACCCTCGTCCAGGAGCATGGTCCCGCCCTCACGCTCGGCGGTCGCCTGGAAGGCCCGCAGCGAGGTCAGGAAGTTCTGCCGCGCCTCACGCGAGGTCCACGCCGTCTCACGGCTGACCCACCCCGTGTGCAGGGAGGCCCGCCGCATGACGGCCCGCCGGTAGTCCACCGAGTCGGCGGCCTCCTGCAGGAGCGCCCGCAGCGTCTCCACCGGGGACGTGCCCCGCCCGTGGGACTGGGCGTAGCCGACGTCCAGGAGGAACCCGGACGGATCCAGGTCACGGGCCTGCCCGTCCTCCCCGGTCACACGCACCGCGGTCACCCGGTCCAGGCCGTCCGCACGCAGCCGGAACCGCCTCGGCGGGATCCGTACCAGCTCGGGCACGTCCCCGCCCTCGTCCACGGCCACGCACCACCGGTCGTACAGGAGCCCGTCGATCAGGACACGCTCCCAGAACCGCACCGGGGACATCCCCGGCGCCCGGCTCGGGCGCGTCAGGAGACCGGCCACGGCCCCGTCACGCACCCGGACCCGGTCCGTGTCACCAGCCAGCCGGTAGGCGTGCAGCGGGATCGACGCCACATTCGACGCGATAAAAGACACCACCTTGCGGACGGACGGCTGGAGCTGCCACACCGTGGCCACCGACAGGCCCCCGCCGTCGTAGTCCACCAGCGGGACACCCGGGTCCACGACGTCGAGCACCGCCCCCGTCCGCGCGGCACGGGCGCCGAGCTCGCCCAGGGACTGGAAGATCATCCCTAGACCACCTGCACCACGACCGGGTAGGGCACCACGAGGACCCCGTCGATACGACCGCCCCGCGCATCCTCTACGCCGGCCAGCACGAGCGCCCTACGCCCGGCCTCCTGGAGCGTGCCCCTGACAGTGTCCCCACCCACGGAGACCACCACCGTACGACCCGTGTAGGCCCTGAGCATCCTGCGCACAGCACACCTCCTCAGAAGAGATCGACAGGCCCGTCCTCGTAGACCGAGGGAGCCCCGGGAGCATTGGTCAGCTGGTCCCACAGGGCCTCGGTCACGGCCACCAAGGGCGCCGCATTGTGCGGACTGCTACGCCGGTCCCAGTACCAGCCGTCCCCGAAGACACGCTGCGCCCCCGTCCGCGCCGGCAGGTCCAGGACCTCCTGACCACGGTGCGCCAGCGGCGGCAGCCCACCAGAGCCACCCCCCGCAGCGACCACACGGTCATAGAACAGACCGCACCCGATAGCCAGGTCACTGCCCTGCCACAGGACCACCTCCAGGCCCTCCACCTCCGACAGCGGCTGCACCAGGGACGCCGCCGGGCACCCCCGGGCCTGCACCACGCACCGGGCCGGATGCCCCGCGTCCACGAACCCGCGGAACCACTCGGGCACCCACTCGATCCAGTCGCTACCAGGCCGGCCCGCCGCGACCTCGACCTGCGGCCTCCCGTCACCACGGATACCGCACACCCCGACGAAAGCCGACCCACGGTCCCAGTTCACGTCCACCGCGAACGACAACGGCGCGTCATCAGGGATGACACCCCGAGGATCCAGGCACTCCTCCCAGGCCCCCTCACCGAACGGCCCCTCCACCAGGCCCGTGACCCACTGGCACAGGCACTCGGTACGGAAGATCGGCTCCGGGTCGGTCGCCGCCGCCGACGCGAGCGTGCCCTCAGCCATCGTGTACCCCAGGGACGGATTGGCCTCCTGCCACCCCTCCCGGTCCCACACCGGCCGGCCAGGCGCCGCCGACCACTCGAAGACACCGAGCGTGTCGTCACCCGCGCCGTCACCCGAGCAGATCCCGTCCGGATCCCCCAGGGCCAGGTGCGCCTTCTTCCGCAGCGTCATGAGCACCACGCTCGCGTCGTCCCCGGCATTGCTCATACACCAGATCTGGGCCCGAGCCCGGGCCATAGCGGTCTTCGTGACCGCGCCCCACGCGTTCCACGACGTGTGCTCCCGCAGCTCGTCCAGGATGATCAGGTCCCCCGACAGGCCACGCCCCGCCTTACGATTCGCGGCCTTGACCTTGTACTTCTCACCACCCAGCAGATCCAGCGACTTCTTCCCGTTGACCCGCACGACCCCCTTCATCTGCGCGGCCAGCTCGTCCACGCTCTCCACGATCTCGACGCACTCACCCCACAGGGTCTCCGCGACGTCGAGGTCCTGGGCCGTACCGATCACGAGCTTCACACCCAGCACGTACATCGCCCACAGGGTCAGCATCTGCACCACCGTGGACTTCCCGTTCTGCCGGCCCACCAGGAGCACCACCGTGCGGTACCGGAACTTCCGCCCGTCCTCACGCAGCTCCAGGGCACGGATCAGCAGCTCCTGCTGCCAGGGGATCAGCTCGACACCGACCACCTCGTGGGAGAACTCGATCACCGAGTACCCCATAGACGTCTCGGGCGTCAGCTCCCGCAGCGGCCGCGTGCAGACCCGCGGCGCCGTGTACCCCAGCCGCGACGACTCCTCACGCAGCGGGCACGCCCCGACCGCCTCCGCCATGAACCTGTCGAAGAATTCCCCGCCGTCAGACGGCTCGGAGGTGGGCGGCACCCCGACGGAGCTTCGAGAGGCTGCTCTCACCACCGGCCCTCCTCTCACGCTTCTCCCACACGGCCCGCACCCGGGCGGACAGGCCCAGTGACTCGCTGTAACGCAGGTACACGCCCATCAGGTCCCTGAGCTCACGGGGCGGGGCCGCGTCCATGACCGCGTCGTCGATCTGCTGCGAGCACCGCAGCAGGGCCGCCACCAGCCCACTGTCAGCGTCCGTGACCCACTCCGCCGCCCGGACCGCGGCCCTGGTAGCCTCCTCCAGCGACTCGTACTCCTCCACGCACGCCCCCCGACCAAACTCCTCGCGCGCGCACGCGCGCGCACGCGCGAGACCACCCGGGGAGGGGGAGCCCACTGCCCGCCCCGACCCGTCCGCCGCGCGCGCGACTCACGATCCGAACGCCCCTACCCGCCCCGGCCCAGCGGCCCGCCCGGCCCCGGGGCACCCCACCGCCGGGACTGGTTCCCCATACCCGGCAGCCCCCCGCCCACGCCCCTGGCGCGGTTGCACACCTGGTGCACCACGCGCAGATTCGCAGGATCGAGCCTGAGATCCGGGTAGTCACGCCACGACCTGATGTGGTCCACGCTCGGCGCGTCGTCAGCATTACGGTCACGCGCGTCATAGCGGATCCGAAGACCACAGATCGCGCACGCTTGAGCGCGCTCGGCAGCTCGCGCGATCGTCTGACGCTGGAGCCTGCGCCAGGCAGAACTATCTCTCGTGACCACGATCAGAGACCGGCTTTCTGCGCGACGACGGCGACGGCGACGGCGACGGAACCTGGCCGCGAGCCGCAGCCGTGAGGCACGAGCGTCCGACCAGCAGCCGCACCGGCAGCGACGACAGTACTCAAGCCCGCGAGCCCGCGCTCGGCCGGCGCGCGACGAGCGGCCGCGCTGGCCGCCGTGGAGGACGTCCTGGACTCCTTCGCTCGGCCAGCGCGCACCACCCCCGACGAGGCCACGCCGCCCCAGGCTACCCGGTACCCGGCACCCGGTAGGACCGCCCGGGCAGGGGAGGGGCACCAGCCCCCACGCCCCGGGGGCCCCGCACCCAGGAGGGGCACCCCCGGGTACGCGACGGGCCCCCACCCCGCACAGGGTAGGGGCCCGTCCTCGTGGGCCGGCCGCGGTACCCGCCCCCACCGTGCGGGGTCCACTACATGCCGCGTCAGCCAGTGACAGCGGCACGAGGGCCACCCCTGCTCACACAGGGGCCACCGGGTCCCGGCACCTGGGATCAGGATCCCGTCCGGGCCATCCCCGCCGTACGGCGGGGGCTGGTGGGCACACGTCGGCCTGGCCCGCATACTACAGCGTGTCACCCCGAGCGCGCCAGTCGGAGGCGGAGGCGGATGACGAGGTTGGTGTCACGCAGGGGGTAGACGGTACGCCCCCGGTCGTCCGTGCGGCGGGCCAGGACGCCGCGCTGCGCCCAGGTCTCCAGGGTGCGGCGGGGGACGTCAGGGGCCCAGATGGTGGCGAGCTCGGCCATGGTGACCACGGCGCCGTCGGGGACGGTGGCAGAGCGCATAGCGTGCCGGGCGGCGGAGGCCACTGCCCGCGCCGCGTCAGGCCACCAGGTGCCGCAGGCCCCGGTGCACACCCCGTGGTCGGGGGTGCCGGTGCGTCCGGGGTAGGAGCTGACGGGGCCGCCGCAGGTGGGGCAGGGGCCCACGTGGACGGGGGCGTGCCCGGTGACGCCTGCGAGCCAGTGGTGGGCGCGGCCCACGTCCTCGCACAGGTCCTCCCAGTCCGGGGCGTGGGCAGCGGCCCAGTCAGCCATGTCCGTCAGGTAGGCGGCCGGGCTGGTGATACCCAGGTCAGCCGCCCGCGTACCCTCCGGGTGAGGGCGGCCGACACGGTCGCCGTGGACGGAGACGGCCCAGTGGTCCAGGAGCCAGCCCAGGCCGGCGCTGGTACGGATACCGGCGGCGCCGTCGTCGAGGTCGTCGGTCACCTCGTCCAGCCGGAACGGCAGCCG